TCAGAACTGGATGCACTTTTGCGTTATAGAGGACCAAAAGATAATCTAAAACTGGTAAACTTTAGATTCAATCGTTTTTGTGATATGAGAAATAGCAAGCCGTGTTGTCGATGTTTGCCTTGGTGTGATGTTGTGTTCGATGATATTTGGTACAGCACCAATGACGGAATGGTTAATCTTTAGAAGCCTCTTCCCAACATTCTGATTTGTTTCCCCAGCCTTGTTCGAAACCATAGGCTTTCCAGAACCGAATATCTTTACAAAACGAACCATACTTTTCGTTCATAAGTTTTTGGTATTCGATGTGTTTGTTTTCGCCACACCAAGAATCAAACCAACCAATATCCCAGTTTGAATCTGGCTCCCAGTCATAAATGTCTGCGTGAACCAAACGAATCTTTTCGTTCTTTGGACAATAGGGCCAGACCAAATCTATAACTTCTTGGTACTTTTCTATAATTGTAATTGAAACTACACTGGAATTTTCCATTAAGGATTGGTTTACCATTCCCAGTCCAAGACCGCCAACAAAAACATTTCCGTGAGCATCTTTTAGAAATTGTTCGTGTTCACGATATTCTCTTGTAGTGTCTTGCATAATATGATGGCATTTATTATATAAAATAGTATAGGTATCTTGTGGTTCTTCTGAACCAGCCCAACGATTTGTTTCTTTTTTTTCTATACGAAAGTTACCCGAAACACCTTCAGGTATGTTCACTTTAATTCTTGTCACGATATAATTACTTTTCCATCACCACCGTCGGCATGGTTTTGTGATGATTCATCAGTTGAACCTGCTCCACCTGCACCTGCACTATCTCCTAGTGCGGCGCCCGCTACGCCGAGGAGGTCCATTGCTGTTCCATTATTTCCGTTCGTTGCAGCACAGTTTGAACCACTGTCACAATCTGATACACCGCCCGTACCATCTTTGCAAGATGAAAGACATTCACCACCAGCACTTCCTTCTCCGCCGCCTGCAACATAATCAACACCACCATATGAAAGTGTTGTGTTTCCACCATCAGAACCGTTATTCCCGCTGCCCGTTCCTTTTGCTCCACCTGCTCCAACACTAAAAGTAAGAACTGTGCCAGGAGCAACTTCATTAAGAGTTACAACAATTCTTCCTCCGCCGCCACCACCGCCGCCGTTTGTAGTTCCACCACCTCTACCGGCGGACACGGCCTTACCACCACCGCCGCCGCCACCATACATTGTGATGGTGATGGTATCTACACCGCGTGGAACAGTGTATGTTTGAGAACCAGTGGAAGAGATTGTAGTAGAGGAAGCCGATCCAATGCCAGGCTTACTAAGAGTGTAGTCGCCCCAACTTGGTTCATACAAATCAGGCCTGACCCTTGCCTTAATGATAGGCCTTTCCTGTGGTGGCTTATCGTGTCTAGGATTTGATTTTTTGAACCTATCCTTAAAACTCATTTTTCAACTCGCAATAATAGAAATAGTAGCACCGGCTGCAAGGTCAGCAGTTACCCAAACATGTCCTAGTTGACGAACTTCAACGAACACTTCTTCTCTTTGTTGTAGGTTAAAACCACCTGTTGGTCCTAAGGGCACCCGTATTGGCATATCATTACTAGTCCCTGCTGAATCCGTAGTCACCCATACATCAGTGGCGGTAACATTTTTAATACGAACACCATTTTCTAATGTTGCGCCATTTGCAATTGCCCACGCTTGGGGCGAAGAAGTCGCACCAGAAGAATTAAGTCTTCGCCATTCAGCAGGAACTATGGATTGATATCCTACAACTACAGGGTCAAAAATCTGCATTGTGCGAATATCTGTGAAGTTAGGGTGATGTGGTCTTTGGGGATATGTACCGTATTTGTTACTCATTTGTCTTTTCCTATTCTAATGAAGGTTGCTACACTATATGTATAAAGGCATATATACTATGTATAATAAGGAAACCGAATGAAGGTATTTACTACGTTTATTGCTGAATCGAAGAATGTTCATATGGAACATCTTGAAGATACTGTGTGGAACGAAGGTTCTTCAGGTGTTGCTACAGCCATATCTTTTTTAGAATCAGTGGCTGAAATGCTTCATGGAAATGCATCATCAGGAGTAAATGTTACCGTTAAATGGGATGGCGCACCTGCGGTGTTTGCAGGAATACACCCCGAAACCAAAAAGTTTTTTGTGGCAACAAAATCTCTTTTTAATGTTACCCCAAAAGTCAACTATACGAATGCAGATATCGACAAAAATCACGGACACGCCGCTGTATTAGCAAGCAAGTTAAAAGTTGCTTTAAAGTACCTTGGTAAATTGGGTATTAGAGGAATTCTTCAAGGCGATATTATGTTTACAGATGATACATCATCGACAAAAATCGACGGAGAGAATTATCTTACTTTTACCCCGAATACGATTACCTATGCAGTACCCGCTGGTTCAGATACAGCGAAATCAATTACTAATGCAAAGATAGGAGTAGTATGGCACACAAAATATACAGGAAAGACAATTAAAGGATTAAAAGCATCCTTCAACCCTAGAGTTGGTTCTCTCGCAAAGACTAGGGATGTCTGGTTTCAGGATGCCGATTTTCGAGACACTTCGGGTACAGCAACATTTACAAGTACAGAATCGTCCACAATTAATTCTTTGATTGCAAAAATTAAGAGACAAGCAGGCGGTGTAAAAAGATATCTTGATACACTGCGTGGTAAGCCTATGATTATTTCAGAGGTAAAAATCTATGGTAATGCCCTTATCCGTCAGGGAGATGGAGAGGTTGGTTCTGCGGCTGGGTTCATTAATTATATTGACTCAAAAATGCAGGCAGCCATAGATACGCTAAAGACGGATAGTGCAAAGGAGCGAAAAGAAACAATCAAAAAAGATTTACTTGCATATTTAAGCAAGAATTCTACAAAACTGGATTCTATTTTTGCGTTGCACGCCGCCTTGGCGGAAGCGAAGGTATTTATTATTCGGAAACTTGAACAGGTAAAAGAAATAGGAACTTTTATCAGGACGGCTGACGGATTTAGAGTAACTTCACCAGAAGGTTTTGTTGCTGTGGATAGAGTAAGTAACACAGTATTAAAATTAGTAGATAGATTAGAATTTAGTAAAGCAAACTTTACTGTTCCTAAGAATTGGAACAAATAAAAAGGAAAAATAAATGAGCGAAGAATTAGAAAATCAAATTCCAGAAATTCCAGATTTAGAAATACCAGACATTGATTTGGAAGATTATGAAATTCCAGAAGATGAAGAAACTGCGGTAGAAGACGAATCTGGTGGTTCTCAAACCTTCGCTTGGATTGGTTCTGGGCAAGGTGGTGGCAGAATTGCAAAAGCATTTTATGAACGAGGATATAAAAAATGTATTGCAGTAAATACTTCTCGTCACGATTTAGATACTCTTGAATTGCCTGCCGAACAAAAAATGTTATTTGATGTGGGTGAACAGGGTGCAGGAAAGGATATGGATAAAGGCAATGAAGCGGCAAACAAATATAAACAAAATGTATTCGATCTTATGCGAAGAGTCTATGGTAGTAATGTCGATCATCTTTTTGTCTGTGTCGGTGCTGGTGGTGGCAGCGGAAGTGGTTCAGTCCTCGTTTTAATTGAAACTGCCAAGAAATATATGAAGTATATTGGGCACGACGATCCAGAAAAACGAGTTGGAGTAGTTATGTCTTTGCCAACCAGAGGCGAAGCAAATTCACCAGTAGTGTCAAAAAATGCACATGAAGTGTTGAGCGTTGTTGGTGGATGTGCAAAAGAAAAAACCATTTCTCCTCTTATCATTCTTGACAATTCCAAGATTGAAAGAATGTATAAAGGATTAACGGTTAAACAATTCTGGCCAACAGTTAATAATACCATCTCTGGTCTATTCCATGTATTCAATGTACTCACAAACAACCCATCACCATATACATCATTTGACCCAACAGACTATTCCAGCGTCTTGCGGTGTGGTGGCGTAATGGTTATGGGTGTAGCGAAATTAAAAGAGTTTGATGACGAACAAAAGGTATCAAGTGCAATCAAGACAAATCTTGAAAAGACACTTCTTACTGATGTAGAACTTTCAGACTCTAGTGTTGCCGCCTGTGTGGCAATTGGCGGTAAGGATATTATGGAAAATACGCCAGGATTAATGGATAGTTTATCGTATGGATTCGATACGCTATCTTCGTTATGTCCAAATGCAACTCTGCATCGGGGTATTTATGAGGATGGAAAAGATAGTTTAAGGTTGTATACCATAATATCTGGTCTAAATATACCAGAGAAAAGGTTACAGCAATTAAAAACAGTTTAAAAAAGGAGAACTGATATGACATTAGCAGTTTTAGGTACAGTGTGGTGGAGCGTTCTATGTTTCGTGGGCGGAGCCTTGATTGGCGTTCCACTATGGAATTGGATTAAAGCAAAAGCACCTTGGAATAGATGAGTAAATCGGTCAGAGATTTTCTGAACGAAGACAAAACGAAGGCTATCGTTGTAACCTTCGGGCGCTTTCAACCACCTACAATTGGTCATCAAAAACTAGTTGATGCGGTGGTTGACAATGCCCGAAGGGAAAGAGCAGAGCATCGTATTTACCCAAGTCGAAAGGCAGGCGACAATAGAGACCCTTTAAAGCCCAGAGACAAAATTAGTTTTATGAGAAAGATATTTGGCAGGAAAGTAAATGTTATAGACGATAGGTCTGTAATAAATCCGTTTTATATGATGCAGAAATTAAGTGATGAAGGATATAAAAAAGTTATTCTTGTCGTTGGTGGTGATAGAGTAGCAGAATTAGAAAAAAGTATTTCAAAATATGTTGGACCAGATGGATATCAATTTGACCACTTTGAAGTAAGAAGTGCAGGACAGAGAGACCCCGATGCAGAAGGAGTCGAAGGAATGTCTGCTTCAAAGATGAGAGCGGCCGCAGTTGCGGGAGACTATGAAAGTTTTGAATTGGGCGTAGGAAACAAAATAATTGCAAAACAACTATACAAAAAATTGAGAACTGCAATGGGTGTGCGAGAATCACTAGAAGAAGATTGGAATAGACTGATTAGTTTAGAGGAAGCAAAAGACAAAAGCCTTCCAACGGTTATTGCTATTACCAAATCTTCTACAGATAATGAGAAGTCTGATACCATTGAAAGATTGGCAAAAGTATGTAAAAAGAAAGGTGTATCTTTCTTTGCCGTGCATACTGACCACGCATTTATTGTAGACAAGGATATGGAAGATAACGAAATTACTATTCATAATTATGGCGGCGACGGAAAGAATATTAATCTAAAAATAGACAACACCGTTGCGTTGGTTCGCGGCGGGGCTATTCTTGATAATGCTGGTACGGGTATGGTAAAAACGCTACAGGAAGTTGGAATGTTTATGGTAAACAGTCTTGAGTCTATGCAATTTTGCCAGAACAAAATGGTTACTGCACTTGCACTTGAACAAAATCAAATTTCATCTCCACGAACAGCCTTTGTGAATAACGAAGATTCGATTGACATTGCTCTTGAAAAGATCGGGGGCAAGTTCCCTGTTATCATAAAAACGATTACAGGTGCTGAAGGTATCGGAGTTTCGAAAATTGAGTCCTATGAGTCCCTTAAATCCGTTCTACAGTCCTTGTGGAAGCACGAAGCAGAGATTATCCTTCAGGAATATATGGAGATTAAACACGATGTCCGTACCCTTGTCCTAGATGGTAAGATTTGTGCTTCAGTAAAAAGAATCAAATCTTCTGGTGGGAAAGAATTTAGAACCAATAAAGCATTGGGTAATGACACTGCTCCCTACAAGTTGAGCCAAGAAGAAAAAGACCTTATTAGAAAAGCATATAAGATATCTGGTTGTTACTATGCAGGTGTTGACCATATCACACACAACGGAAAACATTATATTCTAGAGGTGAATGGTTCGCCAGGTTCTGGCGCCGCACCGTATATGGGATATCATCCAGGCCACGAAGGAAAAGAACTTAGCGGCGAAGAGTTGGTTGGTTATGTTCTCGACCATATTCTTAACAAAGAGAATTGGAAATTTACTTCCAAGGAAATTGGTTATGTAGAATACATCACAGTCAAGGGTGTTGGTAAATTAAAAGCCAAAGTAGATACAGGGAATGGTTCAGTAAATTCTATTCATTCAGATAATGTAAAAGCAAAGGGCAAGAATGTGTCCTTTAGTATTCTTGGAAAGAAGTTTACTAAACCAATCGTACAAACTCAAAAAATTAATATCGGTTCAGACCAATGGGAAGAACGATATCTAGTCAAATTTGATATAAAGTTTGGCAAGAAAGAATACAAAGATGTTCTCTTTAACTTAAGCGACCGAGATGACAACACATACTTGGTTCTTATAGGTAAGAGATTTTTAGAAACACTTAATTATAGCGTGAATGTGAATAAGACATTTACTTTATCAGAACAAAGGAAACCCCAACGACAGTTGGAATCAATAGATGTCAATTTTGGCTTTGAATTGTTAGAAATATAAAGCCAATATACATAATTTAGGAGAAATAAAATGATACCATCAAGAAAACCAAACCCCTTCAATACAGATAGTAAAGTAACTAACGATATTGCCGACATTCTTGCAAGGAATCGCCAAGCAAAACAAGATGCGATTCCTGATGCAGTCAAGGATGCCGCAAAGGCGGCTGGCGCAGAAGCAAGAAATGCAGGTTATATTCCACAAGAAACAAAGACTTCAATCTACAACAAACATTTTACAGGTGCTGTAGGAGATAATGAGGTTTCTAGTGGTACTAGACAAAGTTTTGAAACAATGGCAGACCAAGAATATAATACACCACCTCCCCCAACAGAATGATTTTGCAAATGGTGAAACCTTTAAATAATGAAAATTATATTTTGTTTGCAATGAAACATTATGATAACCCTCAGTGTGAAAATGTTGATGAGTTTCACGATGATTTGAATAGGACAAAATATTTAAAGAGATTATTTAAGAAATACCAAAGTAACCAAATACTAAAAGAAAGACTAATACTTAATCATATAATAATTTTTTACAATGTTTTTGGTGTTGAAGTAGCATCAAGAATATTATTCTTTAAGATTGAAGAGGAATATCATTCGTTATTGAAAACATTTTTAGTTTATCTAAACTACTTACCAGAGAAAGATATACCAGAAGCAGATTTGATTAGAATTCCACTTAACCAAGAAGTAATTAAAGTATTGAGAGCAATTTAAATGGGTTTAGGAATAATAGACACATATTTAGCATACAAGTTTATTAAACTACTTGCTACTCCGTGGAAAAAAACGGATGCCTATAAACTTGGAATTATTGATAAAAAGGGAAAGAGAATTAAATCTGAAGAAGCAGATGATGCCGCAAGAAATTCAGGTTCAAAGTATACTAATGTACACAAAGTAATATTCAACATTAAACGACTTATCAATAAACTTCCAGGCGGAAAAACAAAAATTGGCGGGGCAGCGGCTGCAATTTGGCTATTAAAAGAAGAAGCCAAAAAAATGGGTGTTAATAATGAGAATATCATCGAAGAAACATTCCTTGATTATCTAAAAAATAATGGTTATGATTGGGAAGATGGCGTAAACGAATCCTTTAATAAATTAGATTTAACCATTTCTAAAGGAATATACATAGTACATGGTAGGAAAATTACTATTAAAGAAAATAGAGAATCCTTTGATTCTGTTTTAGGCATTCCCCTGTTCCGACTTGGAGAAACTGTATTTTCTTATTACGACATAAAGAAGGTAAACGATGAAAAAATTCAAACGATTTAGTACAGAACTGCCAATCATAGAAACTATTTTGCTTGGCAAATCAATCCAGATGGGTGACCGTAGGGCTAGAATTGTCAAGGTTGTTTCTATTGGTGGAACTAGTCGTTATGATACTGTCTATAAAGTAAAGTTTCAAGATGGCACGCAGGTTGAAATGCACGATTCTCAGATTCGTCCATTCTTAATTGAAGAAGGTGGTGCGGGCGAGGAAGCAACCGACGAACTAGACGATACTTATCGTGAAGATACGCCAGGCGAAGAAGTAGAAGAAAGGGCGATGGAAACCTTGACATTTGAATTCCCTGATGATCGAAAAGCGGCGCAATTTGATTATGATATTGAAAATTCTTCTATCGGTATAGGTGATCGGGTTGGGAACAAAGTAACAGTTACGGGTGTTCAATTCAAGTGGCGTGCTGGTATCAAGAAATATATGAAAAAGAGCAGAGGTAAACTTGTAAATGAATCTGTTGAACTGGATGAAGCATTGACTCTCGCAAGCGATGAAATAAACCCAGTAAAGAAATCTGCACAGAAACTTGCAAATCAAAGTCCTGATAGAACATACTATGTTGTTCAGCACACACATCATCATGGTGGTGGGAAAATTAAGTATCGGTATGAAGTGGTTGATTCTGTTGATATGCACATGTATAGAGATGCAAAGAGAATTGCACAGTATGGTAAAATCAAAGAATCCGTTGATGAATCCACGCCCACGAATGCAGTAGGTGGTGGAATGTCTCCGCATTTTGGTGGGGAAGGTCCAGTTCAGGGATATGACCCGATACTAGGAAAAAAGAAAAAGAAAAAGCGTAAAAAGTTTGCTGGTGCTGAAGTATTTGAATTAAACAGCGACGATTATCATACTTGTATGCACGGCAGAAAACGATATGAACGATGGAACAGAAAATTAAATATGGAAAACATTGATAACCAAGAGATTCGTGATTATGCCCATAAGAATCCTGGCGCACCAATTGTTATCCAAGACAAAACAACAGGTGTAATGGCCTATTTAATTCACGGAGATAAAAAATGAAAACACTAATTGCATTAGCAGTATTATTATTAGCAACACCAATTGTTGCACAGGACTCGGAGGTAAATAATGAAAGAGAAAAGATTGGACAGAGATTTAGAACGGCAATCGCCGATGGCAAAATTTCACCAGAAGAAGCAAAGGAACGGTTTGCTCAATGGAGAAAGAGCCAGTCGCCTAACGAAGATGCTCGTACTGATGACTCTCGTAAGCGGCGCGGGTTGCGAAGCACTCCAACAGATGACTCACGATGGAACTCCAGAGAACACCGCTTCAACTGTGGTGGACAGCGTGAGAGAGCAGACGGAGCAGACTCAGGAAATCACAGACGCTACAGACTCGATAGCAGGGACACTGGAGAACATAGACGAGGAAGCGAATTCCATTCTAGACGAGATAGCACTCGTTCCAGACGACCACAATTACAACATCGACCCAACTCTGGACAACATCGAGAATTCCGCAGAAACAATCAAGGAACATGTGGACGATGCGGCGCTAGAACAGGTTCGGATCGAAGAAGCGTTGGAAGATTTGGATCAGGCGAACGACAGAGTTGGCGCAGCCGTCGGTCAGATCGAGGAACTAGAGGACCTAGTTGCGGACTACGAGACTTCCGACAGGGAAGTTCGCAGAGAAGCCCTAGAAAATCTCCATAATTATATTACTCTATTCTTTGTAATGGGGTTCGGAATGTTGGTGGGCGGTGCCTTCATTGCCTTTTGGGTGAATGGTAGGCTTGGTGCAGTTTTACTTGCAATAGGTATATTGACAGTAGGGTTTGCAGCCGCATCGCAATACTATCTTGAAGAAATTGCTACTGTTGGGTTGATTGTTTTAATTGTTGGATTCGTGGCAACAATTGCAGTAGTTGGCTGGATGCTTGTTAATGGCAGCCGATACGAAAAAGCAATTGAAGAAATTGTGGAACTCATAGAAGAGATGAAAGAGCATCTAGATACCGAAGAGCGACAAGAAATTTTTGGTAGAAATGGTTTTGCTAGTGAATTGCAAAGTCCAATGACGAAGAAGATAGTTTCACAGATTAAGATTAAAAATAATTTTAAGAATTTAGGTAAGACGAAGAAGAGAACCAACGACTCATAATATTAGAATTGTAATATTCTCTCTCACCATTTTCTAGTATAGAAGTAAGAACATCATATTTGAATTGATATTCTACTTCTGAAAAAGTAAGTTCACCTTTGGTTTTGCATAGTTTCAAGACTTCGAAGGTGAACTTATCTTTTCCAAGTTCTTCTATTTCTTGATTGAGTTCGTCGCAAGAACCAGTATATTTTTTCCAGTTAGATTCGGAAATTACTTTTTTGCGGTTTGTTCTGCCTTTGACTTTCTTACGGCGATACGAACTGGTTTGTTTTTTGCCGATGTATTTTCTCTGTGTGTCTTTACGAGTAATACAGTATACAAACCCAAACCAATCATCAAAGTTAAAGTCATCAGGTAAATTATTCCAGTGTCCATTGTTTTCTTCCATATACTATTTATCTAATATTTTACATCGATAAAATAAGTTTTCCTATTAATATTCCAAGAACAAATCCTACTATACCTACTCCTGCACCCAATGGTGTTGAAAGTAAGTAAATTTTATTGTTCACCCATTCGGCTACCCCGTCCGTCCAATCCTTGTTCATTTAGAACCTCCTCAATCCACCCTCTATAAAATTTAATTCGTGTAGCCGAACACTCGACTATTCCAAATTCATCTGTCAAGAATGATGTTATTATTCCTACTAACCTTTCTTCTCCTTCTAGTGTAGCAATTACTGCGCCGCCAGAATCACCAAACCAGATTGTTGCCCGTCTTGGTAGAAACTTTATTTCGTTTATGTCTTCAAGTATTGTTCCGTAATATTGAAATACACTTGGCTTGCTGTATTTTTTATATCCGAACGAATATCCGATAACTGTTATATCACTGAATCTCCACAATACTCTATTATTATGTAGGGAAATGGGGTTAATATCTACTGGATATTCTAGAAAAATAATGCCGATATCATTTACAGGTCTTCCATACATTTCATATTCAGGATGAAGAAGAGTAGAGGAAACAGGAACACACATTTCTCCAAAATATACTGAGTCTATTTTTTTATTATCGATACAATGTCCAGCAGTTAGAACTACATCGGGTGCAATAAGAACTCCGCCGCCTACTAAACTTCCATTTTCTCTATGAATAGAACCAACGAAAGGATAGGGATCGTTTTCATTGTTTGTGGCAACAAAAGGATCAAAGACTTCTGGTATTGGGTTTTGTTGTTGGGGAGGTGTAGGTAAAGGTAGAGTTGAAGTGCAACTTACTAAACATAACAAAGTTGCTAAGAAATATGCAGTTCTCCTAAGTACCATTCCATAAAGTATTTATATGAAAAGTGGCTGTTAACCCGTTTAAAAAAAAATAAAAAGCCACTTTTTGATTTTACTATATACTGTGAATATTATGAATAAGTGTCAATAAACACATTCATTTAGGGGAAAGAAATGGGACAAACATATTACTGGAAAGGCCAGACAGGTCCAAGTTCCGGCGTGACTATGGCCAACGCAAATACATTACAGCCATCGTTAACGATTTCGGAAAAATATTTCGTTAATTCTACAAACAACTGGAATAATGCAGCAAACTGGGCAATAGACATTGGACAGACTGGTGACTATAATGATGAATGGGACCAAGCCGGAGATACGGGCGGCAACCCGAACCAGAATCACTTCATCACACCACCCAGTTGGCCTAAAGCAGGAGACAAAGTAATATTTGATAAAATCGAAAATGCTTTTCTTGACGGCGCAACAGGCACAACAGGCGAAAGATGGCCACACAGTGAGTGTTTGTTTGGTGGGACTACCAACGACAATAAATGGTTCGTCGGTAATAGCACCGCAGGAAAATTAGAAAAACTTACAATCGAAGATGGATATGCTGAAGTATTATACGCAAGAGATTTAAGTGATGGAGTATTTGGAACCAACCGTGGAACTGGTGCTAGATTAGGTATCAATATGGTAAACGGTTATTGCTCTACATATGGTGCATCTGGACCAAATGAGGGTCTAGGATTGTATGTTGCACAATTTATCGATAATTCTATTAAAGAACCTGCTCCTATCCACGACAGTTGGTGGCACATGTTTGATTGGACAAGAGAAAGAACATTTACTTCTAATTTCAGAACAGATAATCTTTATATTAATGGTGCCGCTCACTATTCGTTCTATCAAGACGAATTAAAGAGAGGTGCCACTTTTGATAATGTTACAATAAACAGGAATGCAGATTGGAGTCAGTGGCCCGCATCCTCCGAGGCTGGCAGGGGATGGTTCAAAATGAAGGGCGATACAGTTAACTATGATATTGCTACTATCTTTAAAGATACTTCTGAACGAATTGCTCAAACACTCATCACTTCTCGTACTTCCCTTCCATCTCTAATCGTTGGTTCAAAGTATCGCTATAAATTCTTTAACGAAGCACCGTTAACAGTAGCGTGTCATGTAGATACTGCTAAAATTTATCCTACAGAAAATTCTGGAATCACAGCACAGTACTTCTGGCCGCCGCCGTACAGCAAAACCTTCTGTCCTTCAAAGGGGGGTTGGCATTTTACAGATTCTGCCGAATGTCCCCCCGAACCTGTTGATCCTGTTGATATTGACTCGGGCGCTTGGGGCACAGTGAAAGGTATGGCGGCTGTAGTATTTACTGCTGACCGAGATGGTATAAGTGGTTCATCAGGACCTGGCCAATCTTCATATCACGGAGTTTCTGTCGGGCATCTTTATATGCAAGACACCAATCCATTTTACAATCTTAGTATGGTAACTGGTGACAAGAAGAAAAATTACAACACCGTAATGATTGACTTAACACATCCAAGTAACGGTGGTGCAACTATTTCTAATCTTTATGGTTATTCTGGATACTTGTATCCAGAGGCAAATGGAATTACTGCATCCATTTCGTTTAGAATTCTGAATGGAGAAATTAATGCTAAAACCATCGTACAGGGACATGACCCACAAAACGAACCTTGGATTGGGTTTGGAATTGCAGGGCATACTTTAGGTATTGGTGGTATACACAACGGACTCCTACAACTAGAAAACAATTGTGATATTAGATTGGTACGGGGTGCAAGAGTAGGTACAACAACAGCACAAGCCGACCAAACTTCTATCCTTACTGATGCTTCAATTAATTGGAGCCCAGGCAAATAAAATAAATAACACAATAAAGAAGCCCCCTTTTCGGAGGGGGCTTTTTTTAATTTATGTTTTTTTAATTTAAGACTTAATTTTCATTCTTTTTTCATAAGCAACACGCACTTTGTCGTTATCGAAAACTACCTCTACATTAGTTCCTTTTGTTGGAATATTATATCGTGTGGTAGTTTTAAACTCGGGCCTTTGTAATGCACCAACTAATGCAGACCGTTCTCGTCCATTTTTCGCTTGATAAAGTCTTTCTACCTTACCGTCTTTACGCTTGGGATGTGTATCTACTTGAGATGTACCTTGTCCTGTTCGGACTAAAGGAATTGACTCTGCTTCATCCACTACTTTTTTTTTTAAAATGCTTTCGAAGTGGGCGACTTCTGCTTCAGAGAATTCAACGGATTCTTTCTTCTCGCCCTTCCAGTTCTTATCAACATAGTCAAAGAACTCTTTCTTCTTGTCGCCTTCTAGGTCTGCTGGCGAATCAACACCAAACTTCTTAAGGGCTGCCTTAAAGAACTTTTCATACTCTTCGTCTTTTCCTTCTTCGACTTCTTCCTCTTCTTCTTCTGCTTCTGGGTCTGGAATGGTTGCTTCACCACACCCATCACCACTTCCAGTTCCTTCTGCTTGAACCAGCGAAGGGACTTCTGCTTGAATATCTGTTGAAGGTTTACCTGTTCCAGCGGCGGTGTCGGCAACTTCCATTTCGTGAGCGCCGGCAGTAATGGTAGTTCCATCTTCTAGTTCTACTTCATAAACTTCACCAGTAGCATTATCTTCAACTTCTTTTGTTACGGTGCCTGCTTTTGTACCAATTACTACTGTTTTGCCAATCATATGGGTTTCTTGAAGGGTGATACGGGGGCAATCTTCCGTGTTGGGAAGATTTCTGATGTTTGAAGCCCAGATTCTATCTTGTATTGTCATTTTAAACTCCCTTAGTTTGAGTATTTTCTATAATATATGTATAAAAAACAACCCCCCGACCTGAGTCGAGGGGCTGTCTGCCTGACGGCGGGAAGGGTATTCCCATAAAATCAGAAAGTAAGTTGAAGTTGGGTACGAATAACATATTCGCCACTGTCACCAGCACGCCAACCTGTTTCTCCCAAATCCCAAGCACCATTAATGCCATTTAGTGCATAACCTAATTCGGTTGTCCACTTGACATTATCGTTGAACCAATAATTGGCACCAACAGTTGCAATGCTAAGATTCTCTGAAACATCTTCTAATTCACCATACTCATATGCAACGAAACCTTGTAGGTTATCCATGCAATGATACCCTGCTTGAACTGTTGTTCCCCAATTGTCTCCAGCGTCACCGCTAGTTGCAACATAGGCAGCAGTCAAGTCAAGACCTCCACCGAATGATACATTAGTATCAAGGGTGTAGGTGGTGTAGTCGGTGTCTACCAAATCGTTATATGAAACGGCAGCACCCACATTCCACCAATCAGCAACATCGAATCCAGCACGGGCAGTAAATGCCTGACCGTTCTGAACTCCTGCGCCATTGGCAGTATCGAAACCATCGGTGTAAGCGGCAGCAAAATCTACCACACCAAAATCACGACTATACTGAACACCTTGCGAACGACCCTGACCAAACTGGTTGGACACGATTGAACGCTCTGTCATAAGAGTATCTGCCTGATAGACAAGTACCTCACGCATAAACGGTGCTTTGAATTGTCCTACACGGACATTTCCACCAAAGAGTCCACCTTCTGCATAAGCATCCAAAAGGTCAAACTCTCCTCCTTCGCTCCACTGTCCACTTACTACATAACCCCAATTATAGAGGTCTCCAGAAAGTTCAAGATGGGCGCGGGGAAGACCGAAACCGTGATTGGCTTCGTCATCACCACCACCACTATAGGTGTAGCGAGATTGTACAAATCCGTGTACATTTACTGTAACAGGGCTTCCGTTGCCTTGCATCATTGAACGAGCATCTGCATCAGCAAGAACATCACGAACAAGTGCCTTAGTGGCATTTGCTCTGGCGATATCCATCTCTGATGGTTCAGACTTGTTCAATTCTGCAATTCGTGCTTCTGCGGCATCCAAACGAGCGGTGAGGTCTTCATATGAAGGCTCATCTGCAAGTACGGGTGTCGCAATTGCAGCAACCAGAACGGCTGCGGCAATAGCACCATAAATTGTCCACTTTTTCTTACTCATATTGTTTCTCCTTAATATGTAAAGACAGGAAGATTAAATTAACCTTCCCGTGTACAACACTTTCGAAATCAGCCGACGGCGTTAGTTACCAAACCCCAAAGGGACTCAAGTGCGCCACCGACCCATACAACACCTTCCCAAGCAAAGGGAAGTAGTGCCAAGGTCCATAGGCAAGATCGGGTTACACCGATTTTACACAGGGTATTGGAAACTACATCATCACATCCGCCCCAAGGGCATTCTTTGTTAGCCATAACTTTTTCTCCTTGTATTGAATTAGTTATCTCTGGCTAGAGAGTGGTACAGATTGTACCGTGAAGTCAACTTGACTTCGTTAAGATATGTCAATTATGTAGACATACCTATTTCTATTAACCTCTTATTATACTATATTAAACGCAGGTGTCAATAAAAAATTTAAATTTTATCGGATGGGACAAGAACCGCCAACACACTCTAATTCGGTCAAAACCTCACCCGTTTCTATATTCTCCATTGGCTTTATTTTAGAAACTCTTTTTTCATATTCTTCTTTAGTAATTTCTTCATATGGCGCTTGCTCAAATCCGTGTTCGTTGTGTAGTAGAAAACTTACTGTCTTTAATGATTTCTCATAATTCTTTGCCATCCACTCTTTAATTTCATCGAGTTCTTCAAGGCGATAGTAGACAGTTACAGAAACAGAATTGTCCGACCAATCTGTTTGTAATTTCTTTACAAGTTCTAATTGTTTTACCGCCGTCATATCTTTTGCAAGAATGGTCTTTCCGTTGATATGGCAAGGGAACTCTATAACAACCGTACTGCGGTCTTCTGTTCCATCAAATCTTTTTGCATACTCTACTGGATAATTGGATTCTCTACACATATTAACAAGATCGTCACTGCTAGACATTCTAACTCTTCGAATAAAATAATTAGCATATGCAGGATGAACACCAGGCGTACTTCCAGAAAGGAGAGAAAGCGTTCCAGATGGTTTTACTGTGGTTAATCGAATGCTTACAGGATATCCTTTTTTCTCTGACCATTTCTCATCATACTCCCGAAGGTTTTCGTAACAATCATCCAACCAATCTAATTTGTCGAGAGATTGACAAATGCCTGTAATTCCTACACCAATTCTCATATTATCGTGAACAACATCTTCGGTTTGTGGATGAATAAATGGCAATGCACAAATAGCCTTTTGTGTTTTATAGAGCAACCTTGCACAATCTTTAAGTTCCGCCTTAGAGGTAATATTATTCAAATAGATTTCTGAAAGGTTACAACACTCATAAGATTCCAGAAGAATTTCTGCACAGGGATTTACAATTTCACATCTGTCTTTTTTCTTGTCCTTTAGCCTTCCATACTTTTGTGCGAGGGGAAGATTAAAGAAACCATATGGCTCTCCAGAACCATCATATCCTTTCCATACTGCATCGCTGATATGATCGTAAGAATCTGCATAGATTGTATTGTTTGACATAGAACGCCAGTTGGGAATGTTTCCTAAGTCCCATCGTTTTGCACGAAGGAATAGATAATCATCAGGATCACCAACTGCAATTTCAGCAGACCTACGAACATTACCTGCAACAACGACAGACCCAATAATATTACAAATGTCTAAAACATCAATGGACCGTAACTTTTTGCCTTCTCGTTCTTGAATTACTTCACAAATATTTTCAATACCATCAATAAGAATCCCAGGCCCAGATGCTTTCCCGCCAAATCCCTTGATGCGTTCTCCCGATGAACGAACAAGTAAAGTAGAATAGGTAAAAGATTGGCCAGTATAGAAATAAGATTTAAGAATTTTCTTGAGAAGTTTTACCCACCCCTCGCGGGAATCAGGAACAATAAAATCTGCATCGTTTCTCTTTTTGTGTTTAACAGAAACGCCTTCTTTAACACGGGGGAGTTCGTGGATGTCTTCTTTTCGAATAGAGAATCCTACCCCACCACCAAGCATTAAGTTCTCAAAGATGAAACAGAAATCATCAATATCACGAATGCAAACACCCCAACAATTCAGAAGAGAATTCCCACCAAACCTATCGACTGTTGAAGTGCCCAATTGCCAAAGCATTCTGCCTGCAAAATTGCATTTGAGTTCAAACATATATTCGAATAATTGTTGTGCTTCTTTTTTTGTATAGTCGGCACCAATATGTTGTGCGCCATTAATACACCTTGCGATAGTTTCCCACCATTCTTCATTTGTGCCATCCTCCTTCAAGCGAGAATATGTTCGCTTGTATACAATTTCACCAAGTCCGTTGTATCCCCAATTTGGTTTCTTCGTCTTATATGGCAGAAGAAATTCTTCGGGCAGGATGTCACTAATGTAATTCATTATCTACTATTCCTTTTAGGGTATTTATATTATTTGATTAGTTCGTTCCAAGAAACTGGAAATAACGGCTCAATAATTTTTCCAACTGCTTTAGCATATTGTTGAACTTCCCATTGGGCGTTAGGATCAGTTCGTTGTTTGTAAAATCTTGCATATGCAGCAAGAGAACCCGTCCAATACCATTCCGTATACATTGCTTGCGGGAGAACGAATCGTGCTTGCTCTGGTGCAACGCCTTCATCAATCATTCGTTCATATAAATGTAAAGCATTATCATATAATTCATCTAAAGAATAATCCCAAGAATCTCTTTCCAAACTCCAAGATAATTTTTCACCCGAACCTTGCTTTGCACTTCCTTCTGGTTTACCTCTCCATTCAGGATGATAAAATTCTGGAGTAAACGAAACATATCGTCTGCTGATTTCGTTCTCTACAAACCCTTGCTTATGCTTAAAAAATTGAACACGAATGGGAACTGGTGCTTTAACACGAATTGTAATTTGTGGATGTGCAAATGGAGTCCAATGATTATGCTTTGCAAGATAACGAATGAGTTTTTCATCTTTCTCTTCAAACTCTTCTTTGTGGTTTGCGAAAGATACTCTAGCGGCATTAACAACTGTTAGGTCGTTTCCCATATGGTCAGCATATTCAACATGTCCATTATCTAAAACTTTAATTTTCATGTCGTTGCTCTGTTTGTTTTATCTGGAACAAACTCTTTTCCACCATTCAATTCTACTTTATAGAAAGTGTGTAAAGCATCCCAACCGTCTTTTGAAATGTGCTTTGGGTATCCCCACATCCAGCCATACTGGAGAAGGCATTTAATTGCTTCTTTTACTTTCTTTTTATTCACACTTTTCTCCAGTCACGGAAACGAAGAGTTGCTTCTAATCCACTATATGTGTTTTCGTTAATCGTCTTTTGTATTTTGCGAGTGGACATATGATGTGCCATATCATTAATGTCTTTATCGAGGATGGTGTCTGGCCAAATACAAACTTCTTTTCCCATCTCAATTAACTTTTCAATATAACTACAAATCTGTCTATTGCGTGGTTCGTTGTCAAGAATATATGTCATTGGTGTATCTGCAAAGCGGTCGGGTATTACTCTTAGTGCGCCTGCACCCACCATCGCTACCGCATTAGTAAGAAACAAACTGTCAATCGGACCTTCTACAACATACACTCTTTTGTTTGGATTTGCACGCCACTGACCATACCAAAGGCGGTCGATACTTTTGTCATATTTTACGGTGATATACTTTGCTGTTGCCCTTGCATTCATTTCATCGTGTATGCTCAATGACCTACCCTGAGCGGCAACCACATCTCCACTTTGATTGAAGAATGGGATAACCAATCGTTCTTCTTTATCCATCGGCGCACACGATGGGTCAAGTTCTTTCATAAAAGAACCGAAGTCATCGGTATAGTATAATATTCCCCAATGTTGCTTGGGAATAATTCTCACATTTGCAAACTGAACAGCAATGTGTTCACTTGGTAAATCTGAAAGACATTCTAATTGGTCTAGAACTTCATCTTTTCTTTTAAATTTTGGTTTTGAATCTATAAATTTGAACAATTCATTTTCCCTCGGCTTTTTATAGTTTGACTGGCCTGTTTCTCCATTACGAAATCTTTCTAGTCGGTATTCCTTGCACAATGACGGGGATACTTGATTTAAGAAATTATATAGGTTATGACCTGCACCACAATTATGACACTTATAGAAATAGTCATTTCCTTTTTGATAGAAAAATCCCCTAGCCTTTCTTTGGTTCTTTTGTGAATCACCACAAATAGGACAAGAACAATTTGCTAGGTTTTCTTTTTTCCATTTAAAATTTCTAAGTGTTGGTGAAATTCTATTGATAAATTTTTTATCAACAAAGGCAGTCATTCTTTATTGCTTTCTTCCTTTTTATTGTCTTCTTCTTGTTGTTCGGCAATCCACTCTTTTGCCCACTCTTCCCATTCTCTCAATTCTTCTTTACTAATATCTCTATCATTATCCATAATAGAACTCCTAGATTTTCCAGTCGATAAATTCGTCGCTGGCCTTTGTAAATTTCGTGTCGTAATTATTACCGTCAAATCCTACACCAAAACTATCTTTTTGTCCAGTATTGATTAGTTCTTTTTGAGCAGTATCTTCTAAATCAAAAAGTTTCATTTTGGCTCTATTGATTCCAATTACAAATTTTCGATTTGTAGCAGAATCGTTATATCTATTTTTTAGTTGTTTTAAAAGAATCTGACCTAGTTGGTCGAGTTCTTCTGTTCCAATTAATGCAATCATAAAATCTGCCGTGGCTGGCAAACCAAACGATTCTGATGTATCTTCTAAACCAAAATCGCTAGATGTAAATCCACTTCTATTTACTTGAGTAGCAGACCAAATGGGGACATTTCTCTCTACTGCCAATCCCCTGAGTTCTTCCGCAATTGCTTTGATATATGTGTATGAGTTTACATTTGCATTCATCCTCATTCGTGATGAAGCACAAATGTTAAGATAGTCAACAAAAATAATATCTGGTTTAAATTTCTTTTTCAATGATAATTCATCAAGCAAATGTCGGAAATGACTAGTACTTGCAGTTGCAGTGGGGTATTCTTTTATGATAAGTTTACCCGAATTTTTATTTTGTATCTTGCCAATCTTCTTTGCATATGACATTTCAGGAAGTTCTTTTAGTTCATCCATTGTTATATCCATAAGATTTGCATCTATGCGTTCTGCAATTCTTTCTTCTGCCATTTCACAAGTAATATAAAGTACATTTAATCCCTGCGACAAACAAGAAGAAGCGTGATGACACATAAAGAGTGACTTACCAACACCAGTTCCCGCCATTACAATGTTTAATGTTTTTGATGGTGTTCCGCCATTTGTAATAGCATTAAGCAAACTAATATCAAATGGAACTTTCTCTTCTACTCTGTGGTAGAATTTGAATCTGTCTTCGGCGTCTTCGATGTAGTCGTGTCCGACACTTGTATCGAAGGAGACCGATAGGGCTTCGGAGAGGATTTCGGGTATTGCGTTCTCCGCCTGGACGCTCTCTGATTTGCCATCGATAATATGGATTGATTCCATAATCGCATTGTACACTGCCTTATCTTTACAGAATTTTTCGGTTTGTTCTACTATCCATTCTTCGTTCGAATCGTATTCAACATTAATATCTTCTACTAAAGAACTAGCATCTTTAAATTCTTCTTCTGTAATTGATGCGTTTGATAAATCAATATCAATTGCATCTTTTGGTGGAAGAGAATTATACTTTGTTATGAACTTATATATTGAAGAATATACTAGTTTCTCTATCTTATCGTGAAAATATTCATCTTTAAGAAAGGGAATTACTTTTCTTGCGTATACTTCATTCTTCAGCAGGCTGTTCAGTATCGTCTTTTCTATAGTCTGATGCATCTACAAAAACTCCCTGTTCATTATTTGACTCGAATTCTCTTTCCAATATATCAACTACAATGTCACCAAGAAGTTCAGTAAAGTCTTCTGATTTGGGGTCTTCCCCTTCAAGAACATTATAGTCAAACTTAATGTGTGGTGTGTCATCTACTTCATAGAAACTAACCTGACCAAAAGTAAAAACAACACCTTTATATTCGTTGTTCTTAATTTGTATTGCTTGTTGGTTTTGTTTCGAAGCGGGATGATTTACATATGTGTATTCAAGCATCTTCTGTAACTTCTAACTCTTCAAAAACTTCTTCTTCGCTTACAGACATATTACCATATTTAAATTCTTTTTCAACTGCCTCTTCAAGTTTTTCCATAATATCTTTGGTAAAATACTTTTCGGGATTGTTGTTGATTGTCTTTTCATAAACTTTTGTTCCGTCAGGAAGTTCGATTCGTGTAGAAACCTTTTTGAAAATCTCATACTTTAGTGCAATATCAATAAGACCATAATATGGATTAAGACCGTGGTCATAATTCAACATTACATCAACCATTGAATTTTCCTTGGTTAGTCGTGACTTGTAAAGTTTACAATGAATGATATTACCAATGACATCTGTTCCTTCTTTTACCTTTTTCTTAGAAAGATAAATAATGGTTGAAGCAGCATATTTAAGACCAGAACCGCCTCCCATTTCTTTTTGTGGGAACATTGAACCAATCACATCATATGTGTGGTTGGTAAGAATAAGAGGAATACCAGCCGCACCCAACTTCAATGTAAGAACACGGAATGTTGCTTTGATAACTTGGGCGCGAGTCATATCTCTCGTACCTTTACCTTCTGCGGTATCTGCCATTTCTTTTGAAGTTGAAAGTTGACCAAGTGAATCCAATACAATAATAATTGGAGTCTTTTGGTCTTTTGCAAGTTCGGTGTAAGCATCTACAATTTTAATCGCTTGGTGACGGAATTCTTCTACAGTAGCAACGGGAAAAATACCAACACGGTTTGGATCAATACCACGCTCTGCAATCATTTCAGATGTTACTGCTGATTCTGTATCAAAATATAAAACATTTGCGTTGGGATTGTCACGAAGAAATTTATCACAAATTCCCAATGCAAAGTATGTTTTGCCCGTTGCAGATTCTCCTGCTAATGCAGTAATTTTATTGTTAGGTATACCGCCAAACATAGAACCAGAAAGTAGGGCGTTAAAAGAAAAACTGCCTGTATTAACCCAACCGCTAACATCAGAACCATCAATCCCATCGCTCGCAACCGTTGCATATTTATTTCCTGTTTCCTTGATGATACTTTGTAAAAAACTGTTTTGCATATTTTATCCTTTTCAAGTTGCTACTTTGCTAATCCAAGAGGACCAGACGGCGTAATGATTTTAGATTTAGGAGCAAACACAGCACTAAATTGTTGGTCATACTGTTTTTCAATCTCATCTATCACTTCAAGGATAAATAAAACCTGTTCCTTTGGCACATTCAATTCTTTAATTTTAGCAAAAGGAAGCCACGGCGCCATTGCAATGCTTTGTTGCTGTGTTGGCAGAAGTACACAAGGATTTTTAATCACATAAACATCATCC